CTTTTTTTGTTCTATTCTGCCTACGACTTTCGCTGTATGCTTTTCTTTTTTCAACTTCCTGATGCAAACGAGCATTGAAATACAATCCGTTTTCATCCTTTTCAAATTTGCTGAATATATCTTCATCATATGTTTTACATATCTTCAACATATCACGTTCCGATAAATGCCCCATTTGATGCTGGTAGCAAAGCAACTTAATATATTTACCGATTTGTTCATCACTCATTAAAGCGGTTCCGGTTAAAAAATCGGATGAGTAGAATAGGAATGCAGGGTCTTTGCTCATGACTTCAAGGTTAATTTTTTGCACTGCTGGTAATACATGATTTTCAACTGATGCTCGTCTTTTAAGAAGTCACGTTGAGCATCGGTAATTTCACCACGTTGGCAGCGGTAATCTTCGTACTCCTGACGAATTTGGAAATCTTCAATTTGGTAATCGCATTCAGCGACTGGTAATTTGGTTGGTTTGTAGAGGTTTATTTTTTCCATAAAAAAAACACCCACACTTTCAAAGGTTAGACCCGGCTCCAAGTTAGCCGACCTTTTACTCGCATGGGTGTTGTTTAGGGGGATATTCATTCTGCTTGGTATTCTCGGTAGGGGGTCTAATCCTATTTTTCCGATATGCAAACTTAAAAAAGAATTTTCAAATAAACAAATTAATCGTTGGAATAATCGGTTCTATCTGCCATATCACGCAAATCAATGGCTTCATCTTCCTGCCAGCGGATTTTGCATTCAAGGTACCACGACCATCCCTTTTCCCACTGGTTAAATTCTTCGCTGCGTAATGGGTATGGGTTGGTTCCATCGTGCTGCTGCCACTGATAACGCTTACAAGCGTGGTAGCCTTGTTCAAATATTGTGTTTTCCATGTTGTTATTTGATTATGAATTTTTTTGCCATAGATATTGAATAATTTCTTTCGCCAAGAGCGTTTCCACTTACAAAGTTTATAACTACATCTCTTTTAGGTGTAAATCTAACAACGATACCTGCAAGAATTTCAGGGGCATCAGTCCAATAAAGTTTGCTTCCTACTTCCAAATTTAGTTTTTGTTGCTGTTTCATGATGCAAACATAGTATAAAAAACTATATCTGCAACAATTTATGTAAAATATTTTTATTGAAGTTATCCACATTTTAACAAAATAGAACATTTACGAATAAACTTTGTGCATCAAAGCGCACACAAAAGCATATCTCAAAGGCATGGGTTACGATGTAGCCGATTTCATCCCGTGTGAAGTGTGCCATTCGCAGGCTGTGGACATTCACCACATCGAAGCCCGGGGCATGGGTGGCACCAAAAAGGTTGACACCATCGACAACCTGATTGCGCTTTGCCGGGAATGCCACATTAAGTTGGGTGACAAAAAGGAATACAAGGAATTTCTGCAAGATATTGTCAGCTCGAGATAAGATATTGACGGAAATTGCAACAAGCGACTGGATAAATCAAGTGGCCAAAAATATTGGCGGCAAACACAGCCCGGAGATGGTGCAGGAATTTATGTTGTATCTTTGCCAGCTGCCTGACCACAAACTTGAAGAACTCACCACCAAATACAACATCAAGTGGTATGCCATCCGCTCCTTTGTAAACATGATACACGGCAACACCCGGACACAATTTTTCAAAAACAATTTACGAATTTCCGAAACACTCCCTGATAATGTTGATACAATACCTGATGAAAGCCGACCCGACAAAGAGGTCATGTATAGCTTATTTGACACCATTAACTTTCAAAGCGTGGCAGTCAAATTCGACCGGGCCGAGTGGTATGTGGTCAGGCTTTGGGAACTTTATCAGCAGCATATCTCAATGGCCGCAATGGCAAAGATGACAAAAATCAATTACCGAGAAATTCAGCAAATCATCAACGAAATAAAAAAGCAACTCAATGATAATTACAATGCCATTATCGACTAACATTATAGCTCTCGCCTGCTTATGCGTAATCATGAGCCGCTATGTGTACCCACCCATTGTTAGTTTTATACTAAAAGTGGACAGCCGCAACCGGGATGCAGTCAAACCTTGGGAGTGTGGTTTCTGCCTATCTTGGTGGATGGGTTGTGCTGTTTGGATTTACCAGTTCGGAATATGGGGTGTGGCTTATGCAGCCATGACCGCAGTATGTGGGGCATTTATTGACCGCTACCTATGACCCAACAAGACAAAGCCATCTGCCTGCAATTAAAAGCGCACGTTGACCAAGTGAACCGCACCGGAACGCTGTCAATCCCACCGGATTTGTATGGGAAGATTAATGAAATATACAAGCGGAAACACGGCCGACACATTCCGGCCTGCCGTTCCTGCATGATTGATGCAATAAAGTCACTTTATGGAGAAGCAAATGGTTAAGATTATCCATTCCGGAAACGCAGGGGATTTAATTTACAGCCTGCCGGCCATGCGAAAAGCATCGGAAATCCACAACAACCCGGTGCATTTGTATCTTCGCATCAATGTAGCCGGGCAGTATGCCGGAATGAACCACCCTTTGGGCAATGTGCAGATGAACCAAACCATCGCAGAAATGCTGACACCCTTGCTGCTGTCAACTAAATTCATCGGCAAAGTAGAAATCACCGATGAAGCCGCAAAATGCGACTACAACTTTGACCTATTCCGTAAAATCCATAATTACAGCGGGCACATCAGCCAGTGGTATTTTCACGTTTACCCGGAGCTGACTTGCGACCTTTCAAGGCCAATTGATTTTAACCTTAAAAAATCCACCTCTGAATTTGACATCGTGCTGAACCGCACTTCCCGGTATCACAACCCCACTTTTGATTACAGCATCCTGAAACCATACCAAGACCGAATTACCTTTGTAGGGTTGCCGCAGGAATTTAAAGTCATCAGCGCAAAGCTTCCGGATATTAAATACCACCCGGTGCAGGATTTTTACGAGCTGGCGCAAGTGATTGCCAGTTCAAACCTTTTCATTGGGAACCAGTCAATGGCTTACGCAATCGCAGAGCAAATGAAGCACCACCGCATTTTAGAAATATGCCCAAGTGCTCACAATGTAATTCCAACCGGAGCAAACGGCTACGGAGCATGGACAATATTAAACCTTATACAATTATTAAAAAATGGCTGAAACAAGAAAAGCACACCAACGCAGATTGGCAGCAGGATTTTACGACCTTTACATCAAAGGGCAGGGCATTGACATCGGCTGCGGCAGAATTGACACTTACGATGGCGTGGACACAATTAGCCTAACCGATTGCATCCACCATGACAAAGATGATTGCGATGCAACCACGATGGACAAATACCCTGACAATACGTTTGACTACGTTTACGCTTCCCATGTGTTGGAGCATTTGGATAACCCGGTGACTGCCATCCAAAACTGGCACCGCATTTGCAAACCGGGTGGGCATATCATCATAAGCATTCCGCACCGTGATTTGTACGAGCGTAAAAAAACGCTGCCGAGCCGTTGGAACCTTGACCACCGTTATTTCTATTTGCCATACTCCTGCGAGCCGCCACACACTTTTTCAGTTGAGGGTATATTGCTTCAAACGGCTATCAAAGAGAATTGGGATATTGAGGTCATAGACACGGCAACCAATAAGGACAAACCCGAAGAACATAGCAACGGGGAATTTTCAATCGAAGTAATAATCAAAAAATATGCAGTGGGTAAAACTAAGCGAAGTAAAAGCAAACCCAAATAATCCCCGTGTAATCCGGGATGAAGATTTTGCCAAGTTGAAACGCAGCATTATTGAATTTCCCGAAATGCTTGAAGCACGGCCGATTGTTTGCTTCACGGATGAGCATGGCAAATATGTAGCATTGGGTGGCAATATGCGCCTGAAAGCCCTATCCGATATTGGAGCCAAAGAAGTGCCCATCATTTTAGCAGACAAGTGGACAGCCCAGCAGCGTGATGAATTTCTTATCAAAGACAATCTTTCTTTCGGGGAGTGGAATTATGACGAACTTGCCAACGAATGGGATGCAGAATTGCTTGAGCATTGGGGCATGAAATTACCAACCGATGATGAGCAGGAAAAGCCGGAACGTGATAGCTGCCCGACTTGTGGCAAAGAAGTATAAAAAATTAGAAACAAATTAGAAACATGGCAAACGAAAACAATTTGATACCAGCAAAAAAAGGTGAGGTTAGAAACCCAAATGGCAGACCCAAAAAGTTTGTCACTCTGCTCAAAGAAAACGGCTACAAAGTAAGCGAGGTAAACGACACCGTGCAGGCGATGTTATCAATGACACTGGATGAGCTGAAAGACGTATGGCAAGACCCCAAGGCCACCATCCTTGAAAAGACCATTGCCAATGCCATGCGGAAGTCTTTGGAGAAAGGTAGCTTGTACTCCATTGAAACGCTGCTTTCCCGTGTGTTTGGCAAACCAAAGGAAACTGCCGATGTAAACCAAACGGTTCAGGGCGAAATAAAAATAACACTTGATTTAGGCGACAAATGAAATACTACACCAAGCGCAACAAAAGGTACCGCAGCCGCCATAAAAAAATGACACTGCTGGACACTGCCTATCTTAAAATCAATTATCCCAAAATCAGGGAATTGTTTCAGCAGATAAAGGAAGTTAAGCTATGAAGGTGCTGGCATTATGGCAAGGTATGGGTGGTGTTGAATACCACCGCCTTTACACCCCGTTAAAACGGCTGCAAATCGACCATGCGGAAGAAATAGAGGTGAATGTATCGCAGGAGTTCAACAAGGCAGGATTGCCGGAGTTGAAGCAATACGACCTTGTTTTGTTCAACCGGGATTTGGGTGAGCTGCATTATGAAATTCTGCACTACCTTGCCAAGCATGAAATCCCCTACATCGTGGACATTGACGATTATTGGGTACTTCCCAAGTTCCACCCGATTTACAAATACTACCGGGCCAACAAAATAAAGCAGCGCATCATTGATGCCATCCGGTATGCCGATGGTGTGACCACAACCACCGATTTTCTTGCCAACGAAATCCGGCAGTACAACCAAAATGTGCAAGTGCTTCCCAATGCTCTTGACCTGACCGATGAACAATGGCTTGCAGAGCCACAGCAGCGTGATGTAATCACCTTTGGCTGGGTGGGTGGCATTACTCACAGCAACGACATTATGCTGATTTCCGATGCGATTGCCAAAATGTGCGATTACTACGGGGACAAGGTTAGATTTGTGCTGTGCGGATATCAACCGGGAAGTATGTGGGAAAGCATCCTATACAAGTTCAACGGTTGCAGTAGCAGATTGCGACCTCAAGTGGTGATTGCACCAAGCCAAAACGTAAACGAGTACGGCAATTTTTACCGGTTATTCGACATCGCACTGGCACCATTGGAAGATAACAAGTGGAACAACTGCAAATCCGAACTGAAAATAATCGAAGCGGCTGCATACGGCCTGCCAGTGATTGCATCGGAAGTGGCTCCTTACCTTTCTACCAACCCCGGTGTAAAGTTCACGCAGAACACCCCGGAAGCGTGGTTCGCTGCTATGCGCCAAATGTATGAACTTGCCGACCTTAAAATGGTGGGCAACAATAACCGGGAGCAAACCAACAAAATCCACGATTTGCCGACCATCAACCAAAAGCGGTTGGCATTCTACAAGCAGCTATGCAAATAACCTACACCCGGCCATTCGTAACTGATTACCAACGCAGGATTTTGGATAGTCCGGCACGTTATACAATTACGGCAGCGGCCACCAAAGTAGGTAAAACAGCATCGCACATCATTTGGCTATTTGAGCAGGCATTGGCACTCAAAGAAAATCAATCGGTGTGGTGGGTGGCCCCGGTGTATCAGCAAGCAAAGATTGCATTCAGGCGCATGCGCACCCAGGTTACTGACAAAAGTTTTTTCAAGGTCAACGAAAGTGAACTGCGACTGATTACACCGATGGGTGGTGTCATTCAATTCAAGTCCGCAGAGAAGCCGGATAACCTTTATGGGGATGATGTCTATGCTGCCGTGTTTGACGAGTTCACACGGGCCCGGGAAGATGCATGGTTTGCCCTGCGTTCAACCCTGACCAAGACACAAGGAAAATGTAAGTTAATTGGAAACGTAAAAGGGAAAAAGAATTGGGGATATAAGATGGCCGAGCGTGCCCGGATGGGTGAGCCTGATTACG